GCACCACACGGCGGAAACAAAGATGGTGTATCCCACGCCGATGGTGATGCCACCGCCCGAGGTTGACCGGGCCACGATGGAACCGCCCGTGTTTACAATCAGTTGGGGTTCCGCGTACCGGCCGCCGACATTGTCGTTGACCGTGACCACAACCGAGGAGTTCCAGGTGGGTCGGAAGCCGGTAGGGATCGCGCCGACAATGACAGTCGAGTCGGTGGTGAGAATGGTGATGGCCGCCGCGGTACGGGTCATCTTGAACGACGCCGTGACCTGCGTCAGGCCGGTCGCTACAGACCGGATCAGGCCGCCCGAGATGGTCCAGTTGCCATCATTGGTGATCGGGGATGTGTCCGTGATGGGTTGCCGGATCCACGCGGACCCGTCATATTTCTCCAGCGGGATCCCGGCAATGTCGGTGCGGGCCACAACCATGCCCGCGTACTTGCCCGTGACGGGCGGGGTGAGGCCGTCACGCTCAGTCTGGGTGGCTACGGGCACGATAACGTTCGCTGAGTCGAGTCCCCGGCCGTCGTCAGTGGTGAGGTTCCACCCGTCCGCGCCTGCCTTGCTGATGGTTTTATTCCACCGCGTTACACCAGTCATGACCGGTTCCAATCTAGGAGAAGTTGCCCCGATGCCGGGTCTGACGGTTTGCCGACGAAGCTGAGGTACGGGTCACCGGAAATGGAAACGCCCCCGCCTGCTATGAGGGTGGGGGCAATGGATGTGGGCAGGTCGATGAATCCGTTTGCGGGGTCTGGATTCCACCCCGCCGGGACGGTCCAGTCTGTCGGGCCCGAGACGCGGGTCACGTCGCCGCCGGGCCTGCCAGGGGATGTGTGCGCGTACAGGTGCAGGGTGAGTGCGCTGTTGTAGTCGCCCACGGTGCGCCGTTGCGGGACCCTGAACCGGATCCGGGTGATGTTCGCCCCGGCAAGTTCGGCCATGGTGTTGCCGTAGAACCACGAGCCGGTAATGACGTCCGATGTACCGTAGACGGTTCCTTGCCCGACGATCCCGCCGCCGGGGAGGATGGAATCCCAGCCACCGCCTGACCAGTACGTGGCGGAGTCGATGGCCGGCGCCGGGAACGTCCCCGACGACGCGGGCGGTGGTGGGGGCGGCGTGCCGCCCGGCGGGAGGATGATGGCCGGGGTAACCCCAACTTTCCCGATGGCGGTCACGTCCCGGCCCTGCCACATCAGGCGAACACGGTCGCCCACAGTGGGCGTGTAAGCGGCCAGGAACGTTGCTGTGTAGTCTGTCCCGCTGGCCGTTACGGTGATCGTGTCAGACCCGCCTGGAACCGTTGTGACAGTGGCTTCACGAGGACCGTCAACACCAACCCTGCCCAGCACAACATTCTGGGCAGGTGCATCGCCCTTCACGAGCTGAGCGATGAGCAGCGACTCGCCCGGCGCGGCATACACTCCCGAAGGCCACGCGGCCTGCTGGGAGAGTCCGCCGATCTTCACGGCCGGGTAAACGTCCGCGAACCCGCCGATGATCTGCACGCCGTCAGAGGGGGCCGCTACCTGATCCGCGAGACTCATGCGACACCCCTAACTGAGAGCCCGACCGCCTGCACGTCAGCAAGAGCGCATTGGACGGTGATCTGCATCGGCTCAACACCGGAAGTGGACCCCTTCAGCTGGACGTTTGTGATAATCCCGTCCAGCGGGTACGCCGCACCGTTGATCGTCGGCTGAGCCACACGCACCCAGTCACCGATCTGAATCCCCGGATGCGGCTTGCACAGCACCGTCAGGGAAACGGTTTTCAGGGTGGCGGTGTCCGCAAGGTAGGTGCTGGCGTCTGCCTGCACGCCGTCCTGTGTGGTGGCTATGGCGTTGTGTCGGGCGATCTTCCGCCCGAACGGACCGTCCCACCGCAGCGGCCCGGCCGTGATAGTCTCCAGCGCCCGAATCTCAAGAGACGGATCGTTGGATGTGGAGAGAACGCCGTTGATCAAGTCAGCGCGTGCCTGCTTGCGGTTCAGCGAAACAAGCGCCCCGCCATCCCCGCCCTGAATCGTCCAGACCGGCGCGGTTTTCGCCAGCGAGTAAACCTCAAGGGAGCCGTTGCCCGTCATCCGGTAGCGTGCGCCCACCACGCGGGCAAGATCCTGCACCGCAGCCAGCCGACCGTCATCCTTGTAGACGATGGACGCAGGCACCGGGGCGTCCGTGACACCAGCGGCGATGATCACGGGGCATATCCCCGTCAGTAGGCGCCGAATCTCAGAGAGGACGGTTGCGCCGGCTGGTGGTGCTTCCGGGGCGAGGAACCCGGAGTCCTGGATAAGCAACGTCAGGTCATCAGCCTGTACCGGGATTGACGCGCCACCAGAAACCCACTGCAACGCGGGGCCGACGATCCGCCACTGCTCGGTCGGCTGATTGTCGGACACCGTGAACCAACCAAGGTCCACCGCCTCAACACCACAGCGGAACGTCAGCAACAGCCTTGACCCGGCCGCGGAGAGCGGTTCATCGAAACCCCACGGGGCGAGGCGGCCGGTCGGGTCAGCTACCGTCACGCTGACCTTGCCCTGCACGAGGGTGTTGTCAGCGCCGTCCCAACTCACGGACCATATGGAGATGGGCAAGGAAGTCTCCTTGAGCGTCCCGTCGTACCATGCCGCGACCGTCAGGCGGGCGTCAGGGACCGACCCGCCCAGGGCGTCGAGCATCCCCGCCGATAGCGTTCTCACAAAGGACTCCTAGAGTGTGCTGAAGATGAGCGGGTTTTTCTGCCAGTCCAGATACGTGGTGGCCGCGGCTCGGGTTTGGATCTGGTCGTACGTGTAGCCGGACAGGAGTTGCTGCACCTGGTCATAGGTCACGGAACCTGTTACCGCGGCTTGGAGGACGGCTGCGACAAGGTCACCTGTTACGGCCCATGCGGTTAGTGCGCCGCCCCAGTGAACGGTCACCGGCTGTTCGACTACCTGCGCTTGCAAGTAGGAGAGGGCTGGAAGTGGCACCATGTCCGCGGTGGTTCTCAGCAGGAGAATCGGCGTGCCCTGAACGATGGTCCGGAACGCTGATGCCGTGGTGCTGTCGTCCGATTTCATGGAAGCGTTGACCCCGGAAGCGGCCCCGACTTGCCCGCCGAACACGACGGGATAAGCCGAGCCCACGACGTCGATGGAGCCTGACTTGCTCTTGTAGGCCACGGATTTCAGTGATGGCCCGTCAATGGTGAGGAACCCCGGATTGACCCCGCCCGTCATTACGGGCAGGCACTTGTCAGGCTGTAGCGGATCTTGGAGCCACGCCGTATCGCTCGGCAGGGTGATGGTTGCCGAGGCGACCACCACCCCGTTCACGAGTAGGGAGTACGTGGTGGGCCGGTTGGTGGGGGCGCACCAGTCCATATCGACGTAGCTGTCAATGAACTGTTTCGCCCGCCACCCCGGAACCGTTTCCGTCCGCCCCTCGCACAGCCGAGTCAGCGAGAACGTCGTCATGGCCGCCACGCCTGAGACTGTGACCCGCACGGCCGGGGGAGTGCCGTCCACTGTTTCCAGTTCCAGGACATACAGCCCGCCTGTCGAATAGACAACACTCATCGGCGCATACCTCCTACTTGACGGGCAACCTGATTCAGTCCAGCACCAACCCGGCCATCGACCTGAGCAAGCAGGTATTCGCCCGTAAACGGGTTCTGCACGTAGACGTCGCCCATCGACTGGCCCGGCTGACCGAACCCGCCCATAGCTGCTGGCGCCGCGGGTGCTGGTGTGGCATAGGTTGGCCTGACCCCTCCGTTGTGGAGTTGCTTGCGGAAGGCATAGACCGCATCCTGCCCGCCCATCGCATCCACGTCGGAGTCACTGAGTACGTGCTCACCCTTGGCCGCGTAGATCAGCCGGGAGTCAACACCCTTAGGCCCTGGCGCATTGTCGATGGCACCGCCTAATGCGAACGCTTCGGGACCCTTGGACAAACCACCGGACCCGGCGCCGTGCCCGTTCGTGCCGGCGCTCGGGTCGTAGAAACCAGAGGCGTCGGTGGTGAAGTAGATCGTCTTATTCGGGTTGATGTTGTCCACGGCCTGCTTGATGGCCTGAGCTTTCGCCATCGTGTCCGCGTAGTTCTGGATCGCGGTTTCGATCTTGACATCCTTGGGAATGCCAAGGGCAGCGCGGGCCATGCCGTCAGCCTCAGTAGCACTCGCGCCGAACGCAATCGCGTTGTCCTTCAGTTTGTTGAACTGGTCCGTCAGGTTGACCTGAAGATCAGCGGAAGACATGCCGTTCTTGGCGTTCGCCAGCGTGGCACTGTTCGCAGCACTGGCCTGACCGAGCCAGGCTTCCTTGTTTTCCTTGCCCGCCGCGGTGTGGATGTCGAGCGTCTTGCCGTTCTTGGCAACCATCGCGTCAACAGCTTCCAGCGACTTCTGATAATTGATCGCCGCCTGATCTGCCGAGATACTCATAAGCCCGGACGCCTGCATGGCAGTCACCAGTTTGTCGAGGGCAAGGATCGTTCCATCAGCGGCAATGCCCAACTGGTCAAGCGCCTTCTGCTGGGCCTCAGTAGCCTTAGCCGCCATTTCTGCCATCTTCGCTTGACCCTCAGTGGAGTTCTGCGCGTCCTTCATTTTTTGCGGGATCTTGCCAAGCGCAAGGTCCAGTAATTCCTGGTCATTCAGATGGACATGCATATCATTCGCCATGCCCTTGAGTGCATCCCGGTAGCCGGGAACGTAGCTAAGCGCGTCCTGCCCCGTCTTGCCGTTCTTCTCAAACTCATCCGAGAGTTGCTTGAACGCCTTCGCAGCAAGTTCGGGGCTGCCACTCTTGACCAGGTTTCCCATCGCGTCACCGAGGCCGCGGAGACGCGCCTCAAGCGCACTAATCTCACCCTGGGGCAGGCCAATGAAGTTAGTTAGCGGCTCCCACGCCTTAGTGATTCCGTCCGCGTCATCCTGGTTCGCCAGTCGATGGACAGCGTCCCCAAGGTTGCCGACGTTACTGACAGCAACACCGAACTCTTTGTCGTAGTTGCCGAAGATCGAGTCCAGGCCGGCAGCTTTCACGGCCTCACCCGACTTGCTGATACCCAGCAGCGCCTGCCCGTAATCCTCGGCAGACTTTGTGTTCTTCTCGGTGAAGATGGCGGAGATGATCTGCAAGGCGATAATAGACGCCGCGGCGATACCAGCCGCCTTGCCGACTGTACCCAGCGCACTAGCCGCCTTCGGCGAGGCGTCCTTGAGTGCTTCGAAGGCCTTAATGGAGTCATTTACCTTTGGCGCGACAGTCAGAAATGCTCCGGCAAGCAAGAGTCCCGCGCCCGTCACGCCGCCAATCGACATAATAAGGCCCTGCCACTTCGGGCTAATGTTGCCAAATGCGGTGATGGCGTCCGTAATGCCTTGGATAACGGGCCGAAGGAACCCGTCAGAGGCGGCGCCCATCTTGATCAGCCCAGTCTCGAAGGAGGCTTGGAGTTTCTTGAAGTCGCCACTAAGGGAGTCCATCTTCCCCCCGGCCTGAAGCGCCGCGAACCCTTGAGCGTTGACATCGTTGGTCCATTTCTGAATCCCAGTGGAGCCCTCCTTCATAAGGACGGAAGCGGAACGCATCGCATCGGTGCCGAAGATCGTTGACAGGGCGGCGTTACGCTGAGCGTCAGAGAGCCCACCGAGCTTGTCGTGGAGCTGGCCCGCAAGGTCGGTGATGCCCTTGAACTTGCCCTGAGAGTCGTAGGCAGTGATGTTGTACTGATCCAGCGCCGCCTGCGCCTGCTTAGACGGGGAAGCCAGAGACAGGAACATCGTCTTCATGGACGTGCCCGCATCAGACCCAATCAGACCCGCATTGGCGAACGCTGAGAGCGTACCGACAGTGTCATCAATGGTCAGACCGAACTGGGAAGCCACAAGGCCACCCTGCTTCAGCGCATCACCGAGTTCCTGCACGCCGCCAAGGGCCTTGTCCGCCCCGGCTGCCAGAAGGTCGGCTACGTGCGGAACGTCCTTGCCCTTGAGGTTGAACTGCGTCAGGGCAATCGTCGCAATCTCAGTTGCCTTGCCGACGTCGATCTGACCGGCCGCGGCGAGGGCAAGCGCGCCAGGCAGGGCACCGCCGATCATCTCCTTGACCGACACGCCAGCCTTGACCAGTTCGATCTGCGCGTCGGCCACATCATTGGCAGACATTCCGAAAGCTGAGCCCATTGTCAGGGCGGACTTCGTCAACACGTCCATTTCAGCCGCTGATGCGTGGGAGAGTGACTGAACCTGAGCCATGCGCCCGGAAAACTCCGAATAGGCGTGAACGGCAAGGCCGATGCCGGCTATGATGGCACCCCCCATGATGGCCGCGTCTTTGCCCACGGTCTCCATGTGGGCTTTGTTCTTTTCAACAAAGCCCTGCGTAGCCTTACCGGCGGCTGTGGTGGCGTCTCCGTACTTAGAGAATCCACCCTTCGCCTTATCCAGTTCACTGCTGGCGTCAGACAGGCCCTTACTTAGGTCGGTTGTGTCCGCCCGGACCTTGACATCGATCACATGGTCATTAGCCAAGGAGGACTCCTATTTAATTTAGGGGGACACTGCTAGGATCAGCGGCATGACAACTGACATTGGGGTAAAGAAGCCGGGTGCACTCGTGGCACGCAGTGGCTTGTGGATCGCAGGCATTGCGGCGTTCCTGCTCATTGCCGTAACTCTTGGTGGGGGGACCGTATCGCTGGGCCTGATTGCAATAGTCGCGGCTGGGCTCCTCATCGCTGCGA